TGGACCGCGCCGGCGCTCACCGGAGCACCGCGGCCGCCATTGCAGGGGCGGCCGTATTCATCGGATCGCCAATAGGCGATGACTGCGCCGCGTTTGCGTGCAGCGGCAAGCCGATTGCGCAAGGTGCGCGGCCAACGGCCGGCGAATGCGTCGATCGCCGCCGTCCAGTAGTCGTGGGAGCCTTCGTAGCCCGTTCCGGCGTCACCCAAGACACGGCCATAGACCGTACCGTGGCCGTAGCCGTAGCCGTCGCCAGCGGTACGGTCTATGCCGTACTCGGTCCCTCCATCGCCCGGAAAACATCCATAGGCGGTGCCTCCGCCTCTTCCGTCTCCGCTGGTGCTTCCCGGCCAGTTTGTGGCAGATATACACCTCGCCCAGGCCGCAGCCGCAGTCGTAGCCGTGATCGCCGCCGCAGCCGCAGCCGCAGCCGGAGCCGGAGCCGGAGCCGGAGCCGTAGTCCGATCCGTATGCATCTCCTGCGCCGCTCTCTAGACGCGCCATGGCGCGGTCTCCCATCGTTTGGCCGCCTCGGGCGAGACCTCGCTGATGCTGGTTACGTTTCTCAGGTGCAGCACCGGAACCGCCGGACCGATGCGGCAGGAGGCGCTTGGGCCGGATGCCGCAAGACCAAACACGCCGCGGATGTCGGCGGTCCAGTCTACGGCGTTGCGGGCGCGCTCCAGCACGATGGTGTCGCGACCGATATCGACTGCTTCATTCGTGTAGCCGAAGAACACGCCGCGGTGCAGCGTGGTGACCATTACCGGTTTCATGCCTGCTCTCCTTTCTCACTTTTCAAGGTCGTGGACCGCCGCCGCGCTCTCGAGTGCTGACAGATCATCGGAGCGCAGCTCCCATCCGCAGGAGCAAACGGCGCGATGAAAGACGTCAGTAAAAAACGAAACCTGATGGAACGCCGCGCCGGCGGCGTGATCGGACCGCCGCTTGTCAATTCCGTCCAGTATATCCTGAAAATCCATATTGGCCAGCCGCTTGTCTATTCCGTCCAATATTTCGTGGAAATCTCTCTCCTCCACGTCGGGAGGCACTGGGCGACCCTGCTCCTTGCGGGCTTTCCAGTCCGAGAGCGCGCGCTCCCACGACGTGCGCCTATTGCGCAGGAAGTCGCCGCGACTGTGGACCGGCAGTGTGGTCAGGCACTCGTCCAGTCCGGTCAGATACCAATCCGAATATGGGATTTTCATTGTTGTTTCTCCGCATTCCGTGGCGGGCCGCTCACAGCGCCCGGATCGATCCCGCGTGACCGCGCGTAAGTGTGCCATGCTTCTGACACTATCTGGTTATAATTTCTCCATGCGTCGGCCACCTCACTGCTATATTGCGCCTGTGCGGCGGACACGGTCCGCAGATATTCGCTCCACTTGTCGCCGGGATTTTCATCTCCATCCTGGGATTTTGATCCCACCGTGCTGACCCTGAAAACGAGAAAGGCTCCGTCTACCTGCTCGGGATCAATTTCGTTCGGCCATTTTTTGAACGCTGTCAGAAGCGCAGACAGTTTGCTGCGCGCCTCCACGATCCCCAGCATGCGAGGTTCGGACCTGCCAGATGCGTCCGTGCGATGCACCGCCCAATCAGCCATGTTGTTTCTTCTCCGCCGTGCTACGACAGCGATATCAGCTCTTCCGCCATCAGGTCAGCGCCGTGCGTGACCGTGAGCCGGAGCGCCCGCGCCGACAGCTCGGCGACGACTTCGTTATTGCTGGATTTTCCGCGCTCTATGGCGCGCAACGCCCCGGCAAGATACGCCGGATTGATGGAGAGCGCTTTTTCCGCCCCGTCGCCTTCTATCACATTGGCCACGTACGCCCTAATCTTCAGGTTGGCTTCTGCGTCCTCAGCCGTAATGTGCGCATCGGCGCCTCGGCAATCGATCCTGATTGACTCGAGGCCCGCGCGCTCAAAAGCGCTCACGGCGCGCAGGAGCGGTTCGAGGCCAACTATACGCCCAAGCCGCACTGAGCCCCGCAGCGTCTCCCGTGCGGCTCGCCAGACATCGGGATATGAGATGCCGTCGGCTAAAGGCAGGGACAGCGCGCCGTTGCGCGCCCTGCGATAGTCGTCCACGTCAGCGACGGTTACGGGCCCGTAGAATGCCGGCCCCTCTGTGACGTGGAATACCCATCGAGACACCCGATGGCCATCGGTGGCCGTGACGTAGCCACCGCTGTAAGACCGATCCACGTGGTAGACGTAGAGCCACCGCTGCATCTTCCTCTGGGCCGGCCCGGGCAGCGCGTGCTTGGCCAGGTCTACAGCGGCGAGGAACTCTCGCACATCGACGTCGGCGATGGTCAATCGCGGGATATAGATCGAAGTATCGGTCATGGCTGTTAGTCTTGATCTGCCGCGCGCGCGGCCTCATCGTCGGTGGCTGGCCGCATGGCCGCAAAATGGCACCACCCCTTGGTGGTCCAACGGATGTCTCTACGGGTCACCGTCCAGTAGTGTCCGTTTGGTCCGCCGCCACCGCTGATACGAGGAAAATAATACGTCACGCCGACCTGATAGCCACGGTCTGACGGCCCGCGGATCAGCTGATAGACATACTCTTCCCACGCCATGGTACCCTCCTTTCTGTTGCCGCCACCAATTAAATCACAGTCTAGGCCGGAGTCAAGCTTTGGTTTACATGCGCCAAATCACAAATTGTTACGACTGTAACACTCCGCGATCATCCGTGATCGAGCCGCATCATTGACACGCACCAACTAGGCGGCATACATGCCACGCATGGACCAAGCAAAAAAAACAAAGCGGCGGATCATAAGGCGAAGCCCAATCATGCGCGCCATCGTGCGCAGGCGCGGCCTCCCCGCCGAAATCGCGCGCCAGGCAGGACTCGTTCGCGAAACCGTTGCGCGATGGCAATGGGTGCCAGAGGACTACACGGAGATCGTCTCTCGCATCACAGGTTTGCCGATCGAAACAATCGCCGGCGAACGCGAAAGAATCATGCGGCAACGGTGGGCTATACCTCTCAGAGAGGTCACGCCTTCTGCCCGAGATCAGCGTCCAGCCAGTGAGCGATGGATCAAGCGGCGAGCGAGACAGGAGGAGCGCGCCAAGGTTGAATACCTAGCCTTGATTGGAGGAGGGAATGAGAATCAGTGAGTTTTGCGTGGAAATTGCCCGGAAGATCGGGCGGTTCTTCTATCGAGTTCTTATTGTCGTTTTGCTCGCAATCGCCATTCCGCTAAACATCCTTGGGATCATATCATTGATATTCGGAGAATTTTTCATTGGTGGCGAAACCATCCTCGAGCTTGGGCGGGGCAAGTTCCACTACGGCCACGTCGGCTATTACGACGGGCACTGATCAGGCTACCGGCCTGGAAGTCTCTTTCGGTTAGGTTTTTTGTCTTCCTGATTATCTGTATTGGCTGATACTCAATCTGACATTCAGTGCTACGTCGAATTGTCGACGTAGAACGTGTCCTGGGCGCTCTTGGCTTCCTGCGCCTTGAACCGCTTCTTCATGGTTTTCAGGTCGTGGCGCAGCCACGCGCAGCACACGCCGGCGGGAGAGACCGTGAGGCCGCGCTTGCCTTCACCCGGTTCTTCAATACCGGCTTGGGGAACAGGACACCGTCTGTTGGCTAATGCAGATTATCTTCGCTCGGTTAGCCGATGCTGGCTTTCCGCGATGGAGGATCAGGGGTTCTGTTGTGCGGTGCGACACAGGTCCGTGAGGACAGACTTCCCACCAAAGCCCAACCGGTTAGCCCGTTACAGAACGATCGGCACGCTCTTCGTGTAGTCCGCCGGAGCGCGTATCTCTCGTCCGTGCTTTCTTGAGGCCGCACCCTTCGTGAGGGTGCGTCTTTTATGCACGCGCGGAATGGAACCCGCGCGAAATAACTAGAGGTTTCGCGCGGTTCCATCCGCGCTATCCTAGGCCCTATCCCGGGAGCAAAACCATCCCGTTTACTGGGATAGGGCCTCTTGCTCTTTCGTCTCGGGGCTTTCGTTTCACTTCAGCCCCTCGTCGAAAGAACGAGGACGCGCGCGCGAAGCGCGATTCGCATTGTTTTTCACGAGAGTCAAGAGGGAAAATTATTTTTTTTGTAACTCGTTGAGTTTGTTGGGCTTTTTTGGGTGGTGGAACGGATTCCTACGGCTTTTTTGCGGTTTTTTTGGGGCTTTTTCTTGGCATTTGCCGATGGGTTAAGAAACTATAAGCATCGATTCGCCCGTGGACAACCTGTGGAAAACCTGTGGATAACCCACAGCCTCCGGCCGTGATGCCGACCATAATCTGCGATGACGGCGGCACGAAATGATCCGGCGGCGTCAGATGTCCGGCAGGGCGGCGAGTACCGCCCTGTCGCGACTGGTCAGGTAGAGCTCAGGATGAGCAGCAGATTACCCCCTATGCCGATGGGGGGGGGCACGCCGCTGCTTTCTTGCACAACGCGGGGGTATCCCGGCCAGTCCGCGGACAGCACCTGCTGCGCGATATCACGCCACGCCTCGGCCTCGGTGGTGGCGGCAGAATATATCGTGGTGTCCACCATCCCGCCGGAACCCCCGCCGGCGTTGCGCGAGAACCGCGTCACGTAGAGCCGCCAGCCTCCCCGATACTCGCGGCGCAGCGCGTAGTCGCGTCCGTCGTAGAGCAGGATCGCGTCTGCTGCGTCCTCAGCGGACAGACCTCGGATCATCGGTGAGCCGCCAGGGATTAAAATTGAGCAGGTTTTCACTGGGTTTCTCCTTTTGGCTGACCTTGGCGAGAAAATCGCGGTAGGCAAGCTCCACCTCGTGCAGATAGATGGCGTGGTACAGCGCTTCCATCTTTGGGGACATATCGCACCGAAGGCAGTATCGTCGCCACGCCTCTACGCGGCGTCGATCGAAGCGGTCGAATTCGTTGTCCATGGTTTTCTCCTTTCAGGTTGTGGCGGGCATCCGCCCGCCCACACTACACTACGCGCCGGGATTTTCACGGCGGCGCAGCGCCTCGGTCACTATGTCCTCCGCGTAATATCGCGGCACGCCGTGGCAGCGATAGAGCCTGAACCCGGCCACGGTGTAGCCGGGGTTCTTTTTCGCTTCGCGGTAGTAGTATTTGTCTTCGCGGAACCAGCGCTCAACGATTTGAATGAGATTTTCGTCCATTGCTTTTCTCCTTTCCGGTTGGGCGGGCGTCCGCCCGTCCGTCCTACACTGCGTAGTAGATCACGGATCGCGCACCGCGTCAACCCTTTATTTGACACCTCGCGATCACAAATTGTTACAATTGTAATACTTCGTGATTTTGGGGCCTTGCGGCCAACGGTTGTCTCGCGCCAAAACACAACCGTTGCGCGACCGAACCCAAGGTTGTGCTCGATCGCGTCCTAGTTGTGTTAGGAACGAGCATAGGAATTTGTTCTAATTGCGACTGCGACGCAATTGCAGCGCTCGCGCGCGCGAAAAGCGTCGAGGACGTGGGGCAATGCCCGCGCGTCCCCCGACCACCCCTCTTTCCCACCCCCAAAAAAAATTGTATGGTCCGGCATGCTGTTTCCGGAAGATGTTGGTGAAGCGGAATCTCGCCGTCCCATGTGGGTCTGGCGGGATGAGGATTTGGCTGCGCTGCGCGCCGAGAGATTGACACCCGCCCTGCGCGGTGATATGGTGCCTCCGTCACCTCGGATGTCGGGAACTGGGGAGCCGGCGCGCGGTGTTTCTCTCCTTTCCACCGCATCATCCTCCGCCGGCTCCCGTTTTTCCGCAAAGGGCGGCGCTTCCGCCGCTCCGGCCGATTCTGCGCCCATTGCCTCCGTAGTTTCGTCAGTTCAGGCCGATCGGGCCGTTCCGTCTTCTGCGCCCGGCAAGGCCGCTTCGGCATCTGCCGCTTCTGTTCCTTCCGCCCCTCCCGCGACTCCGGAGACGAAGATTCTCGAAGTGGTGAGCGGGGATACGTTCAAGGCTCTCGTCGGCGGCAAGGAAGTGACGGTGAGGATCGCCGGGGTGGATGCTCCGCGGTGGTGGTGGTTCGGCGGGAAGCGGGCCAAGGAGAATCTTGAGAGCCTTTTGCGGCGCGCGCCGATTGAGGTCTATCCTGTCGGCGTAGCCGACGGCAAAATGATCGCCGACGTCATGGTGGGCGACGTGGATGCATCGAGATGGATGGCCATGCGCGGCGACACCCCATGGGGGCCTGCTCCGCAGGGATGGCCGAACCCGCGCGAGTTCAGAAGAATTTGGAATTCGCTTGGCGCGGACGATCGGCGCAAATGGATGGGCGTTCTCGCGGGAAGGCAGAAGATCGCGCTCTCGCGCGTGAATGGAGCCCAGGACAAGGACGAGGAGAACCGCTGGTCGTTTGAAGCAGGCCGGTTCTTGAGAGAGGTGGTAACCCCGCAGAAGGAAAAGAATGAGGAGAAGAAGGAATTGCGGCTTGTGCGCCGCCCCGACAGAAGCGAAGTGCGGGCCTGGTTCTTCAGCCTCCATCCAAAAGAACGCGATTGGTTCCTGACCGCAAGGGACGCAGAAAAGACGTATCTTGAGAGCATTGGAAAACTGAAGGATGAAGAAAGAAAGAAGGCGAACAGCGAAAAACGCTCCCTCTTTGCAGGCAGATCGTACAACGAATTCAAGGCGGACCTGAACGCCTTCATCGACGCAACCACCAGGCGATTCCGCCAGTACAGGCCCAACCGCGAGGTCATCGAGATCGTCAAGGACGTCTTCAGACGCGAGGGAATGTCCGATAATGGAATTGCGGGAGTCCTCCACAATATCCGCGATGAGAGCAATTTCAATCCGGCGCTGCGCGTCCCCGACCAGCCGAATTGGCGCGGAGAGGCGCGCTACGCCCATGGGCTCTTCCAGGAGGGAGGCGCGGAGTGGCTCAAATTCCACCGCTGGCTTGCCGGCCGCGACTGGCGCGACGCCTCCCTCCAGAGCGAATTCGTTGCAAAAAATATCAAGCAGAACTATCCTCACGTGTGGAACGCCATGAGAACGGCGAAAACGCCGGAGGACGCCGCCATCGCATTTCTAGCCGGTTACCTAAGGCCGCTCGCACAACACATGCGAAGGCGCGCATACAGGATCAGAAAATACGGAGTCGGAAAATGGTGATCATCGAGATAGGCCACAAATCGGGAGTCAGCGCCCCCCTGCGCCGCCCGTCGAAGAAAAGGCTCGCGGCAAGAATCGCCTCTCTTGCACGCATGCTCAAGTCGAAGCCGAAGGGCCTCCGCAAGGTGGCGAAGGAACCGCAGGAAAAGAAACCGCTTTCGCAGTTCCGCGTCGAAATCAAGACCCTCGGAGGAAGATATGAGGAGTGAGGAGTTTCGTTCCGAGCGCGATGATAGGGGAATCATCCCGCCGAAAGAGACGGAGAACCGGGAGCCCGTCACCGACGAGGACTGGGAACTGTTCGAGGAGGCTCTTTCTCCCGAGGACCGCAAAACCCTCGAAAGAATCATTGATGAGGTGGAGTCGGGCAAAATCGACCCGGAGGAATACAGGCTGTTGTTTGATGACATCTACGCAAGAACGCTGATCCGGTGGCGCGAGATCATCCGCGAAAGGAAGAAAATAAGGCTCAACGAAAACGATCAGGAAGAGGAAGGCGGAGGCGAGGAAAGCACCGAAAATACCGGCGGCGGGGAGAAAAAGCCGTTTCTCAGGCCTCTGTTCCGGGGAGATCGTGCAGGCGCATGAACTTGTGTCAGAATTCCTTCCGGACGCATCCATGACGGAATTTTCCGCGCCATCTTTTCGCTTCATTGATCTGTTCGCCGGGATCGGGGGAATGAGACGGAGTTTTGAGTCGATTGGCGGCAAGTGCGTTTTCACGTGCGAGTGGGATCGCCATTGCCAGCAGACCCTACGCGCAAACTTTCCCGACGATGAACACTGCATCGCAGGTGACATCCGGCAGGTACAGGAATCGGAAATCCCTGAACATGATTTTCTGTTGGCAGGATTCCCATGCCAGCCGTTTTCGATCGCAGGAGTTTCAAAAAAGAATGCCCTCAAACGTCCACACGGATTTGCGTGCGAGGCGCAGGGCACTCTCTTCTTTGACGTGGCCCGGATGATCCGTCATCACCGTCCGCGCGCCTTCGTATTGGAAAACGTCAGGAATCTCATAAGACACGATCGAGGTCGTACCTTCCGGGTCATTCATGAAGTGCTGACCTGCGAGCTCGGTTACCATGTTCATTGGAAGGTCATCGATGCAAGGTCCTGGGTGCCCCAGCGCCGTGAGCGCATCATCATCGCTGGCTTTCGTGATCGGACGAATTTCTCGTTCGATTCGATGAACATTCCTGATCCGTTGAAGGGACCCAGGCTGGCCTCGATACTCCACCTCGAGAATGGATCGGAGAAGTCTGAAAAACCGTATACCTCCGGGCGCCAAGCCGTCGTATCGGACAGGTACACGCTTTCAAATCACCTTTGGAAATACCTGAAAGGGTATGCCGAGAAGCATCGAGAAAAAGGAAACGGGTTTGGGTACGGGCTGTTCGGGCCTGACGATGTGGCAAGGACTCTGTCAGCCAGGTACTTCAAGGACGGCTCTGAGATTCTGATCCGGCAGCAGGGCAGGCCACCGCGGAGGCTTACTCCGAGAAAATGTGCGCGGCTGATGGGATTTGACGCTCCCGGCGCTCCGTCTTTCCGGATTCCGGTGTCGGACACGCAGGCATACAGGCAGTTCGGCAACGCCGTGGTGGTCCCGATGATGACTGCAATTGCCAGGCATATGGAGCCGCACCTCAAGGCGGCCGTCGCATGAACTGGCGCACGGGACAGATTCATCTCTTCGAGCGCGCCGGAAGAAGCGGGCGGAAAGGCAATGACGTCTACGATCGTCTTCTGAAGGAGAAGGAGGAGCGCGAGATGGCAATGCTTGAGGCAGACCTTACCGCAAGACTCATGGGGGATCCACCCCCGGGATACTCGGCCCTCGATAAATCATGCCGGTCAAAACCCTAGAGCCGTTCCCGCGCGAACGATTCCTGCAGTTCTGCTCGCACCTGAAGATCCTCACCAAGGACTTCGGGACCGTGCCGTTCAGGCTGCTCGGATCGCAGCAATACATCCTCGACGAAATCTGCCGCGGCATGGACGACGGCATCGCTTCGTTCATGGTGCTCAAATCCCGCCAGCTCGGATCGTCCACCTTCTTCCTCGCCCTCGATCTGTTCTGGGCCTTCAACTATCCCGGAATCTCCGGAGCCATCATCACGCACACGGAGCAGTTGCGCGACCAGTTCAAGAATATGATGGAAATCTATCGCGCCAACCTGCCGTCCGGATACAAGGTCACCGCACGTCGCGACAACCGCAACCTGCTCGCCTTCGCCAATGGCTCGGTCCTGCAGTATTTCGTGGCGGGAACCAAGGAGTCGTCCAAGGGGTTTCTCGGAACCGGATCGGCGCTCAACTTCCTACACAAGTCCGAGGAGTCCGCCTATGGCTCTCCGGAGGACCTGAAAAACCTTCAGGCCGCATTGTCCACCAGATACCCGCACAGGCTCTACATCACCGAGACCACCGCGCGCGGATTCAACCATTTCTCCGACTCGTGGGAAGCCGCGCTCAACTCACAGATGACGCGAACGATCTTCGTCGGATGGTGGCGCAACGAACTGTTCCGGTTCGAGCGCGACTCGATCGAGTTTTCCGCCTACTGGCCGGAGAACGAAAAACCGAACGCGCTCGAAAGAAGACGGATCAGGGACGTCGAGGAGCGCTACGGGTTCTCCGTCCAGCCCGAGCAACTGGCATGGTACCGCTCCGTGCTCAACGAGCCGCCGTACAACGGCGACCAGTCCAAAATGGACGCTGACTTCCCGTGGACGCCGGACGACGCATTCGTCTCCACCGGATCGCAGTTCTTTACAAATCAGTCCATCACAGACCAGATGCGCCGCGCTCGCAAACAACCGATGCTGTTCTACAAGTACGAGTTCGGATACGACTGGCGCGACACTAGGCTCGTCCCGTCCTCGCCGGCGCGCGGAGATCTGCGCATCTGGGAGGAAGCGCACCCGCTCGGCCGCTACGTAGTTTCGTGCGATCCCGCCTACGGATCGTCGGACGATGCCGACCGGACGGCAATAACCGTCATACGATGCTACGCCGACCGCGCCGTGCAGGTCGCGGAATATGCCTCAAGCATCACATCAACGCACCAGTGCGCGTGGATTCTCGCGCATCTATGCGGATACTACCGCAACTGCCATCTCATCATGGAGATTCAAGGGCCGGGACAGGCGGTCGATGGCGAGCTCAACAAGCTGCGCGCCGAACTATCCGGAATGTTCATGCCAGGTCAGACAGAACTTCGCAATTGCCTCGACGGCATGAGAATATTCCTGTACAGGCGCGGCGACCATTTAAGCGGAAGCGTGCTCAAGCAGTTCAAAACCTCGCGCGAGATCAAGCTTCGCATGATGAACAGGCTCAAGGACTCCATCGAGCTCGATCGCCTGATCGTAAATTCACAGAACTGCCTCGAGGAGTGCAAGACCATCGTCTACGAGGACGGGGCCGTATGCGCGGAGCGCGGAAAGAAGGACGATCGCGTGATTGCGCTCGGCATGGCGAACTTCGCATGGCTCGAGTGGGAGCAGCCGCGGCTTCGGCAGCAGGGGATGACCATGCTGCGCGCCCAGGAAATGCAGGAAAGAGGCTTGAACCAGATGCCGAGCCGCATGGTCATCGACTATCTCGAACGCGCCGGCATCACCAAATCGGACAAGGTGATTCCTCTTGCGCGTCCCTTTGCTCGATGATGATGCGATCAGACGCCGTCTTGCGGAGCTCAAATCCCGCAAGGGGTACTAGCCCGCCATCGTCCGGCTCTCCGGCATAAGCCGCCACAGAGCGGCCAAAGTCCTGAGAGGAGAAATCAGAATAACCCCATATATGAGGGAGAAATTCTCAAGAGCCTTCCACCTGCTCGATTCCGGAAAGGTGGAGCTGGTTCCCCGAAAAGAGAAAAGGAAAGGCCCCGCGCGCGTCGTGGCGACGCTTTCGACCGGCCTGCCCAAGATTGAAATGCTCGCGCCGATGCGCTATGCGCAATTCATCGCAAGGAGAATTCTCCATGGTCGTCCGCACCTACAGATGCCGCCGCTGCCGGCACGAAGACGACTACCATGAGGACAACCCCTCGTGCTCCAAATGCGGCGGAGCCGAAATGCAGTGGATCCCCAAGGGAGGCCGTCCGCTCAAGGTGCTGCGCAGGTACGACGCCATCTTTCGATCGCTTGCGGACACCTATGGGCTGAGCAACATGAGAACGGCACGCGAGGGCGAAGCCGTCATCCCGCCGCCGCCGGAAGGAAGGACGGCGGGAACCTGGTCGCCCTCGCCGGGCGTAGAACTCCCCATCGCTCTCGGAGCCTGCACGGCGGTTGATGCAAAACAGGTCGCGCCCCTGGTCGGATCCATGACGCCTGAAAGGCAGCCAAGGCTCCCGCATATCTCCGAGCGCACCATCATCGACGCCCGCTATACGAGGGACGGCAGGGAAACATGATCATCCCGAAGCAGAAACGAGACCTCGAGCGGTTCCTGAAATTCGTCGCCGACACATGCTGGCAGTCGCGCGAGGAGCGCATGCGGCTCTATTCGCGCAGGAGAAAATATTTCCTGTACGGCTCCGCGTCAGGTACCGCCGCGCACAACCGCATCAACTCGCACCTCGATCTCGTGTCCTCATTTCTTTATTCGCCGGATCACGCGAGATACGCAATCGACCCTGACGACGACAATGACGCCGTCGTGGAGCAGACCGCAGCCCTTGCCAAGTACTGGAACACGACGTTCCGCGATTCGGACCTTGCGTATCTCTACGGTGAGGCGCTGCTGTGGTCCCTGGTCTACGACACGATGTTCCTCAAGCTCGGATGGAACGACGCGCGCGGAGAACTGTTCGGCGTCATCGTTCCGCCGTCGGCAATCGGAGTGTACGACGAGACGCGTCCGGGGCTGTCCAACCAGTCCGCATTCGTCCATTCCTACGGAATCGACTTCGACGAGGCGGTCCAGCGTCTCTATCGCGCAGGGCTCGCCTCGGAACTCAAACGTCTTTCCGTGAAGGAGAGGGAGGAAGAGGAGCCGTCCTCGATCCACGAGATCGTCGTCAGCGGCGCATGGGGCGCGTCGATCACCGATAATGTCCAGGGCGTCGTCAACGTGCAGGCGGAGCCCACGCCGTCCTACCAGGCACCGCTCGGGGTGCCCCAATGCAGGTGGCACGAAATCTACGTCTGGGACGACGAATACAACGATTATGCGATATTCACGATGCTGGATCCCGACATCGTGCTGTCCGACTCCCGCGAGACGATCGAGATCATCTCCCGCGTCTCCGGCAGCGAAAAGAAGGGATCTAACATATTCCTGCCGGGCGACCATCCGTTCGTGCCGGTCCAGCCGTATGGAATCTACGACTACTTCTGGGGCGCCGCACACATCGAAAAGCTCATCCCGCTCCAGAACTGGATGGAGAAGCGCATTTCCGAGATCAAGATGCTGCTCGCCCGCCAGGTCAATCCCGCGAAATTCGGATCGGGCATCATGGGGCTCGCCGACGAAGTGATGGCGGCGATGGAGGGGCCGGGAGGATGGGCGTTCGAACAGGTGCCCGGATCGAGAATCGACGAGCTCAAGCCGGACATCCCGCAGGACCTGTTCGCGGAGCTCAAAGAGATCAACTCCATGTTCCTCGAGGCGTCGGGCTTGACCCAGACCCTGATGGGTCACGGCGAGGAAGGCGTGCGGGGATCGTCGCACGCAAGGAAACTCGCAATCACGGGATCGGGGCGCATCCGAAAAGTAGCGGTGGGACTTGAGCCGTCGCTTGCCAAGCTCGGAGAGATTGCGATTAAGCTAATCGCAAAAAACTCCGAGGAAAGACTGCGCGCCGCAAACATGAAGTTCGTGCCTGCGCAGATCGGAACGGAGTTTCACATCCGCATTTCAGGACACTCGCATTCGCCCCTGTTCCGCGACGAAACCAGGGACGAAGCCATCGTCATGCTCAAGGCCCGCGCGATCGACCAGGAGGCCCTCATCGACATACTCAACCCACCCAACGCCGCCGATCTCAAGAGGCGGCTGCGCAAGAACCAACAGGTGCAGCTTGCCATGGCCAGAGAGGCCGCCGCGCGGGGGGCCAAGCTGAAGATTGCCTCTTGAAGTATTTGCGCAGCAGGAGCAAAAAACGAAAAGGCCGGTATGTTCCGGCATCCCGAGTGGGCGGACGGGCCTTTCCGCCCATGTACGGAGGCCATCATGGCACGCAGACGGCGTGGACGGCGCGCTCGCCGCAAGTAACAAGACGGCGGCAAGGCGGCTTTGAAAGGACCTGCTTGCCTTGCCGCCGCTTCAACCATACCATAAGACCATGAATCCAATGGATCCAATGGAAGGCACCGGAGCGGCAGCTCCGCCGACGGCAGGCCCGCCGCCGCCGCCGCCGCTGCCGAAGAATCCGGCAGGCGGCCCCGCCGGGGCGGGAGGCTCTCCCGTGCTGTCTCCCGGCGCAGGACGCGGAAACCAGGAAGCAGCCCGCGCCCAGGTCAAGATGATGCTGGAGGGAATGAGAATCCTCCAGATGTCGTTCGATGTCTATTCGGACGAATATAACGCGCTTGCCGAAGCCATCCGCTCACTGCGCTCGACCTTCGGCAAGAAATCCAAGGAAATCGTGCCCGCGGCCATTCTCCAGATGGCCATGACGAAGAACCCGTTTGCGGCGGCTCCTCCAGCAGGCATTCAAGGCGGGCGACCTCCCCGACCCGCAGCCGCCGCTCTAACCCCAGGAGGATTATGATGGAGTACCTCAAGCCGAAAGTGCCGCAGGCCAAGCCCGATAACGTCAAGCGCGTCTCCGGCCAATTCGTGAACGTCGATTCATACCCGGACATCGGCGGATTCAAATCCTCCAACAAGTGGCCCAAGGCCAATCCGTCGCTCGCCCTCGAGAAAGGGCCGAGCGCGAAGAAGGGCAAGCCGGTATGATCACGGACGAAACCAGAAAGAAGCTCGGCGATCTTTTACTCAAGCTGCGGTCGAACCCGAAGACGGCCAAGACCGTGGCCTCGGCAATCCGCGAAATCGACCCGTCAATCAGATTCCCTGATCTCGAGGCCGACAGCCTCAAGGAGTACGTGGACTCAAAATTCCGCGAGGCCGAGGAGCAGAAGGAGCGCGAGGCCATCCAGAACAGGCTTGAGGAGCAAAGACGCAAAGTCATGGAGAGCTTCGGAAGCGACCCGAAGGTGCAGAAGAAGCACATCGAGGGCGTCGAAAAGATCATGAAAAAATACAACCTGTTCGACTACGAGGCCGCAGCAAAGCTCTATGCGGCCGATAATCCGCCCCCGCCGCCAAAACCGGAATATCCGCTCCCCTCGAACTGGAAGGCCCCGGACGAAAAGAAGCTGTTCGAAAACCTTCTGGGCTATGAACGCGATCTTGCCATGCGGGCGATCGACGAGCTTGCCTCCGCTCGCAAGGCAAGGTCCCACTAATGGAGTAGAACCGTGCCTGTCTTTGGAACCGGAATAGTCCCCGATCAGGGACCCATCGCCAATGAACTTACGGCCGTCACGCGGCGCGCATACGCATCGCACGTGTACGTCCAGATCTACTCGTCGTCGCCGCTGGTCGCGGCGCTTCTCAACAACGCCCAGACCATGTCCGGCGGCATCAGTCCGATCACCGTTCCGGTCCAGGGCGTTCCGATGACCACAATCCAGACGATCGGATACGACGGCACGTTCAACCAGCCGGGCGTCACTCCGGGACTCACCACCGCAGCGTTCAACCCGGCCGCGTATCTTGCCGCGATTCCGTTCCCGGGCATGGAAGGACTGGTGCAGCTCAACTACGCCATCGTCCCGATCATCGAAGCCCGCATGAACGACTGCGCAAACCAGTACAGGGAGCGGTTCTCATACGATTTCTATCAGAACACAACGGACAACAAATCGGTCATCGGTCTTGCCGGAGCCGTGGACGACGGAACGTACATGGACTCCTACGGAGGAATTTCGCGCTCCAGCAATCCATGGTGGAAGTCGCAGTACGTCAACAATTCCCCGGCGGTCGCCCCGACCCGCGACCTCATCAATCAATATCTTCTGCAGCAGCAGAAGGCCAACGAATTGCCAAAGCTCGGCCTATGCGGGGCGGGAACCTGGGGCAAGCTTGCGGCCGATTTCACGTCGCTTGAGCGCTACAACATCACTCCGACCTCGGATTTCGGAACCGGGGCCGTGGGCTCGAAATTCCGCGCGATCGAGATTGCGGGCGTTCCCATCTACATGGATCCCCGCTGTCCGGAAGGAACGCTGTATCTGATCAACCCGGACTACATTACCCTGTACATCCACGAGGCCGCTGCGTTCCGCGTGCTGCCGTTCGAATCCAGATTCCCGGTGGGCCAACTCGGATACATCAGCGGAGTGCTTACCGTGCTGCAACTCGTCGACGTCAAGCCCTCGGCCCACATGAAGGTCATGGGCCTGACGTATCTGTCGATCTAGGGGGTCGAACATGCGTTTCGGCGGAGCCTATCCTTTCTCCAATCCGGCCTTTCCGGTCCATCTCTTTTCCGGGCACACATACAGCCTGCCTCCGGGAAGCTACATCGTCGATCTCGGCCGCGTCAGTGTGCTTCAGACGTTCGACGACAAGGCGTACACATGGCGCACGGTGGGCAGACCCCAGCAGAAGGTTTTCGTCAACTCGGACGGATACAACTACCGGCTGGTCAATCTCTCCGGCGTGGTGACTGGCGTTAAGATCACCAACCAGGGCTCCGGAGCCGCCAATGGCATCGGGCCGTCCGAGACCGGGGTTACCGTCTCGTTCGGCTCGGCGCCGAGCAGCGGTCGCGCCGCCTCGGCCTACGCCGTGGTCGGCGGCTCCATCAACACGACCGTCAGCGTGACCAGCGCGGGTTCGGGCTACCTCGTGCCGCCTCTGATCCTGTTCGATCCTCCTCCGCGCGGCGGAGTCTCGGCAACCGCTTATGCGGTCTTGTCCGGCACCGGCATCGGTTCCATCGTGGTTACGAACCCGGGTGCCGGATACAAGACCGCGCCAAATGCCTACGTCATCCCGCAGTTCGGATCGTATGCGGGAGCGGACGGGCCCGGGGTCACCGCCCCCGGAACCTATCCCGCCCTCTCGGTGAAGGGACCCGCGCAGTTCGCACAGGGCAACAACGTCGGCGCAGGTTCAGGGGCGGTTCTGACCGTCAATCCCACCCTGACAAATTCTGGCAAGGTGACCGCGATCGTAATGACGGACTACGGCTCGAACTATACGAGCGTTCCGACCGTGACCATCTCCGGCGCGGGCTCCGCCGCCGGAACCGCGATCATGTCGTTCTCGGTCACATCGCTTTCCGTCGCCGACGGCGGCGGAGCCGTGTCGGTCGCTCCGCTGTGGGTCAGCGCGCTGGGCAGCGGATCGGGAGGTCTGCTTCAGGCTCACGATGGAAACAACAGCTATTTCCTGCCGCGCGCCGCGCGTGGAGGAACCAGCATCTCATCCGGCGCGGTCGATGGAGCCAACATTGAAGATCCCGGATTCGGTCTGCAGGGCATCCCGGAAATCGGGGTCATTCCGTCGGGCGGCACCATCTGGACCTCCATTCCGGACCTGACGGCGTCCTGCGGCGGGATCGCCGACACATGCATCCTGCAGCCGACGGTAAGCTGAATGGAAAACGAAATGAGCATCCCGGACGGCAAGCCCATCGTGCAGGTGCGGATCACAAACCGCAACCCGTTTACAATCCGCGATCATCATAACGGCATTCAGTACGTGTTCCCCGGGTCGAACGATCCGAAGAACCCGTCCAGACCCGTGCAGTGCGCGCCGGAGGTGGCCGCGCACATCTTCGGTTGGCGGCAGTGGCCCGGCTCGCAGGACGAGCAGATCGAGGCCATGATCAGGTATTGCGCCATCCGGCACGGATGGAACCAGCCGAGGCTCCAGGAGGAAGGAAAGGACAGGGAATACTTCGACAACATCGAAATCGTCCCGGTCAGGCTCAAGCTGGTCGAGGACAGCGAGGAACGCAGGAAGGCATGATGTGCTCCTCTCCGAATACATCGCCCAGGTTCGCGGTCTGATCCATGACTCCGACGGAACGGACTGGACCGATACGGAAATCGTTTCCCATATCAACAGCGCACGCACGACTGTTGCGCTCGACACCCATTGCGTGCGCAATCTCAAGGCTGTCTACTGCATTGCCGATCAGGAAACCTATCCGCTGTCCGGCGGGATCGGCGCGGTCACGGTAACGGCCGGCGGCTCTGGCTACACCTCCGCACCGACCGTATCTTTTTCCGGGGGCTCTCCGAGCACACCGGCCGCCGCGACCGCGACCGTCTCCGGCGGATCGGTAACCTCGGTGACGATGACTTCGTGGGGATCGGGATATTCGAGCACGCCTGCGGTGACGTTCTCGGGAGGCGGCGGGTCGGGGGCTCAGGCCACGGCTACCGCGCTGCTCAACGTCCTTGACCTGTTCTCGGTGACGATCAACTGGTCCAACCTGCGCTCGACCCTCGATTGGCACCCGTTCAATGCCTTCCAGGCGTTCTGCCGCTCGAATCCGATGCTCCGCAGCGTTCCGGCGGCCTGGTCGGGATACATCGAGCAGAATCTCATCTATCTGTTTCCCATCCCGGACACATCCTACAGGATGGAATGGGATATCGTGACGTTGCCTTCTCCCCTGTCGTCGGGCTCCGACTCCGACGGCGAGATCAAACAGCCATATGCCGACGCGGTTCAGTACTATGCCGCGTTTCTGGCGTTGATGAAGATGCAGCAGTTCGATCAGGCCAACGTGCTGCGCAACCTCTACCGTCACCGGATACGGCAGATCCAGAGCACCAAGCAGACGGTTCGCCTGATGTCTGCGTACTCGACCTATCTCCCGCGCTTCGTCAGGTAGGACGATGCCACGGCCAAGGCAACCCCTGCCTCTCCGCCAGGATCGGGAATTGGCGATCCGCGCCGATCAGCAGATGGAGCGCAAACGCTTCATCCATTTCGGTGAATGGGAGACGATGGACACCGAGCCAGCGCGAACCGCTCTGTCCCCGAAACGTCTTGCGTGGGCCGAGAATGTCTTGATCGTTGCGCCCAATGATCTGCGCGTGGTTCCCGGACCCGGCGAAACACTTGCGACGATCGCCGGAGAGACGATCACTTCGGCGTTCTACGCATCCTTCAATGACGCCGACTACATCGTCTGCTTCACGCAGTCCGGCAAGGGATACACTGTCAAAACCTCGGACGGATCGATCACAAATTTTGCCGGCGCGGGAACATTCAGCGCCAATCCGGATGTGGCGCAATGGCAATCGGAAAGAATCCTGATTGCCGATCCGACGGCGGGCTACTGCACCTATGACGGAAGTCTGTTTGTCAAGGAGGGCATGGTGTCTCCCAACATCAGCGTCACGAGCGGAGGCGAGGGATATTCGAGCGCGCCGACCGTGACCATCTCCGGCGGATCCGGCGCGGGCGCGACGGCGGTGGCGGAGATCGAGAACGGCAGCGTGGTGCGCGTAAAGTTGACAAACGCCGGATCGGGATACGCCTTCGACGACATTCTCAAGGTGTCGTTCTCAGGCGGCAATCCGTCGCCCGGAGGCGTGCTCTCTGTCACCGTTCTCGACGGAGGGCACGACTACAGGACGGCTCCGACCGTAACCATCAGTGCGCCCGCGGGCGGCGGAACCACGGCCACCGCAACAGCCCAGGTAACCCTCGGGCGCGTTGTTTCGATCACGGTCACCAACATGGGGACCGGATACAAGGAGACGCCGACGATCACCATCACGCCGGCGGGAGCCGACATCAATGCGGGAGGAGCGGTCGCGGTGGCCGTCATGTCCACGGTTGCGTCCGCAACGGCGCGCATCTGGCCGTTTACGCTCAAGCCCAGGACGCTTGCCGTATATCAGGGGCGCGTGTGGTACGCATCCGGCCGGGAGCTACGGTACACGGGGCTTACCGGGTACGACGACGTTGACAGTGCGAACGCCGCCGGAACGACGATACTTTCGGACGCCGATGTCGTGCATGAAATCGTGAAGCTGTCCTCCGCCAACAACTTTCTCTATATCGTCTGCGACAAGTCGATCAAGCAGATCGGAAGCATCTCGGTCTCGAACTCGATCACCCAGTTCACGATTACGTCGCTGTCGTCCGACCAGGGAACCACGCACGGGCGCTCCGTGCGATCCTTCAACCGGCTCCTGATGCTGGCGAACGGCACGGGGATATTTGCGCTGTTCGGCGCTTCCGTCGAGAAGATATCCCAGCCGATGAGCGGAATATTCGAAAAAATAGACCTGTCCCAGCCGATCGTCGCCGACGTGTTCGATTTCTACGGACGGCACGTCCTGCTCGTGCTCGTCAGATATGACGACCCCAGCGCCGGATCGCGCCCCCTGCTGCTCGCCTATTACGATCGCAGATGGTCCGTGATCTCGCAGGGTTCCATGTCGATCATCGTCACCGCCCAGATCGAGGCGGGGAACAGGATATACGCGATTTCCGGCGGGACGATTTCCCGCATCCTCGCCGACGAGGACGCGGCGGTTAATGTCACAGTAAAGACATCGCTGTGGCACAACAACGAGCCGGTGCTAAACAAGCGCGCGATACGGCTCGGCATCGGCCAGACATCGTCGGAAACCAATCTCATCTCCGTCTCCGTCGATTCGGAGGGTAGTTCGTCCATTCTGTCCATTACGGGAAGCAACAGGGTAGTATGGATCAACGGCCTTGGGGACGACGTGCAGTGGCGGAGCTTAAGCGGCGATCTCTTTTTCACCGTGGCGGGATACGCCTATGCCGACGCATCCGTGGTTCAGAGCGGGATATTCCTTGGGATTACGGTCTCGGGGAGTTTGAGGAAATACCGGCTCAACAACCTAAGCCTTGAGTACGTTCACGGAGCTTTGTTCAAATCGCGCAACGTGTAGGGACATGTCGCTGTTCGAGCATAAGGAATTTATTCCCGGAGATGCCGCGGGGTTCGGGCTGTGGAGGCTCGAGCACCATTACGAGCACGCCCGCCTGCTCGCCAGAGCTCGAGAGCTTAAATCCGTGGCAATTCCGGAATACGATCTTCTGTCGTGGGACGACGATGAGGATCGCATCAGGGCATGGATGCTCGCCCACAACGACATCCACGCGGATCTCAAGGATGCCGTCGGGCTCAAGGGGACGGATCTTTCGCGCGTTGATTGGCAAAATCCGCTGGAAGTATCAATCTGGCTGGACAATCATGCGAAGGAGCATACGATCCTGGAGAGGATATTCACATGATCGACTTTGTGCGATTGTCCACCGAGGATTTCGGCAGATACAGAGAATTGATGGAGCAGCACTCCGAGGAAACCATGGATGCCCCGCTTCACCCCAATCTCGAATTGTATCGGGCGCTTGAACGCAAGGGCGCTCTGTATCTTCTCGGAGCGGAGGAAGGCGGAAGGCCCGTAGGGTATTTCTCGGCGTTCGTCTTCCGGGATCCGCATCACGGATTCGTCCACGCGATCGACGATTTCTATTTCCTGGCGCCGGAATACAGGAATTTCCGCAACGCCTCGGCCATGATCCGCCATGCCGAAAGGGATCTGGAGGCAAAAGGATGCATCTTCGCCGTTCTTCGGTCGCCGCGGCGTCGTGACATCGGCCCCTTCCTGAGAAGGCTGGGATATGTCCCTCTTGAAACGTCGTACATCAGGAGACTCGATCGGCGTGCTTCAAGCGTCAGGCTGCCGGACACCGAAGATCTCATGAACCACGTTCTGAACGATCCAGGAGAAACGCCATGGGTTTCGTAGCTCCGGTAATTTCCATATTCGAGACCGTGG